TGGAAACGGGCGAACCGTTCAGCGCCCTGAAGGCAAAGCGGTTGGCCGCATGAGCCAGTCACGGCGTCTCTCCATGATCGAGGCAGTCACGAATGTAGTTGTGGGATACGCGCTGGCGGTGATCACCCAGATCGTCGCTTTCCCAATGTTTGGGCTGTTAGTCAGCCTTGGTGACAACCTTGCGATTGGCGCAGCGTTTACTGGGATTTCACTGATGCGTAGCTATGCACTGCGCCGTTTGTTTGCGCGCCTGCGATAACGGCGCGGATCACCGGCTGGGAAGCGTATATACCGTGCCGCGGCCCTGTATCTTTTCTGAAGCGACCGGCAGGCTCAGCTTCTTTTTAAGAGCGCCAGAGATGACGCCACGTGTTGTGTGTGGCAACCAGCCTGTCAATTCGACAATCTCGGCGATGCTTGCCCCTTCAGGGCGCTCCAAAAGCGCAATGACTTCTGCCTGCTTGGTGCCGCGACGCGGCGTCGGCGTCAGTGACGGAGCCTTGGAACTCGTATTTTCGGTCGCGCGGTTGCGCACTGCCGCCATTGTTTTGACAACCACTGGTTCAATCCCGACCGCCAGCATCCCAGCGTCGGTGACCACCAGCGTGGTGCCGTGGCCATCGCCGGTTTCACGCCAGAGCGGCTCGCCTTTGCGCATGTCGGCATCGACTTCTTCGAGCCAGCCCCGCGCGATCATGTTGGACACGGACATCTTGGCGGCAGCGCCGTGCAACCCCTCGGGCAAGGGCAACGCCAGATTGCCACGGCGGTTTGCGGCGCGTGTCAAAATGATGGTCTGGGTATCAGTGAGTTTAGGCATCTTGGCCTCCTGTCAGGATTGGGAGAATTCGGTGTTGCGTTCAGTCAGGCTCAGCCATGGCGGCGGTGACGGCGAAGTGCTGCACCCAGCCTGTCAGGTAGGGCAGCCCCGCGGGGATCCCCTCCTCACGCTCAGTCTGGCGGCTGATGCGCCAGTCCTGCCAGCGGCGGATTGTGGACGTTATGGCGGGCTCGAGCGCAATGTCGCAGCCCATCATGTTGCCGACGACATCGTCCGCAAAGTGGCGGCCCATGTTGCTGTCGAGAAAGTCGCGAATGCCGATTATCTCGTCCTCGCTGTCCACGCGGATGGCCTTGGCGATCATGCTTGAGGCCAGCATCCAGACCTCGGCGCTGGGGCGGTCGCGTAGCGGGCAAACGGTCATGGTGCGGAAGAAGCCGTAATCCTCGTTGCGGCTGGGCAGAATGGCTGTGGCGGTCATTGTCTAGCACTCCATTCAACCCAGCGGCCTTGCGCGAACACATAAGTGTGGCAGAAGTCGCAGCGCGGTTCGGGATGGATCACCGGCGCGCGGGGCGGATCGAAACAATCGAGCGCGTCGGTACTGATGTGGCGGATTTCACGGGCGGCAAGGATATCCTCGGGCGTCCACCGGGCCAGCGCTGGCAGCATGTGGGAGGGGTAGCCGTCGAAATGGCAGTACACGTGCGCCCATACGTTGGGCCCGGTCTGGATGGCGATTTGTGCGCGGGTGCTCATGGTCTGTCCTCCGTCAAATCAGCTTCAGGTCGGCCAGCACCGCGCAGGCGGCAGCAAGCTGAGTGGTCGGTAGTTCGATCTTGATGTGGCTGATCACGTCCGAAGCCTCGGCGGTGATCCCGTCATCACGCAGCGCTGTCTCGATGGCCGCGGCGATGGCGTCAGGACGGCTGCGGTCGAAATGGTCGGGCAGTGCGGCATGATCGATGCGAATGGTTGTGGTGGCAGTCATGATACTGCCTCTCAATTTTGCTGGTCGATCATGGCGAGAATGGCGATTGCCATCCCGCCGAGGTATTCGCTGCGGCGAAAGACGATGTCGTCGATCTCTCCAGCGCTGGTGATGGTGGGATCGACTGCCAGACTGTCTGCCATGTGTGGCATCAGGCGTTGGGCTTCAGCGTTGTAGCGTTCTGCAAGGGTCATGGTTTTGTCTCCGGTCAGGCGTGTTTGCGTGCGACCAGATTCGCTCTATCGCGGAGTGTAATCAACTCAATTAGATCGTTATTCATGTTTATTTACAATGCTTTGAGGACAAACTAATCGCCATGCAAGGACTGTCTGAACGCGCCTATGCCGAGCGCACGGGCCTGTCGCGCGGGGCCGTGCAGAAGGCTCGCAAGAACGGCCGGTTGGTGCTCTTTGCAGACGGGTCGATCAATGCGCAGGCCTCGGATGCACGCCGTGGCGAGATGACCGATCCGGACCAGCAGATGCGCTCGCGGGGTGGGTTGGGCGCTGGGGGTGATGGTGGAGTGATCGGGGGCGGCAGCGTCTCCGGTTCCGGCGACAGCACGTCATATCTGAAGGCGCGCACAGCGCTGACGGTCTACCAGGCGCAGGAGCGGCAACTATCGATCCAGCGCAAGAAAGGCGTGCTGGTGGACCGCGCACGGGCGGAAACGCTGGTGTTTCGACTGGCGCGCCAGGAGCGCGATGTCTGGGTCACCTGGCCCACGCGCGTGTCCGCTCTGATGGCTGCACAATTATCCGCAGAAATGGAGAAGGTATCGGGGGTGCCCGTGACAATCGAGACTGCGATCCTGCAAAGGGTGCTGGAAACCCATGTCCGAGAGCAGCTCAACGCCCTGGCAGACCTCCGCGTCTCGCTTGAATGAAGGAAGTGATGGGAATGCTGATCAGGGCCTGAACGATGGCGAGCTGACCGAGGGCCTTGATCTCGGCTTTGATGGCGCCGAGGACATCCTGCGTGTCTGGCGCCGCGGCATACGGCCTGATCCGGACCTGACAGTGTCGCAATGGGCGGATGCGCATCGCAAACTGTCATCGCGGGCCTCGGCGGAACCCGGACAATACCGCACAACGCGGACGCCGTATCTGCGCGCGATCATGGATGCGCTGTCACCAAACCATCCGGCGCAGCGGATTACGTTCATGAAGGCCGCCCAGGTTGGGGCCACGGAGGCCGGCAACAACTGGATCGGCTTTGTAATCCATCATGCGCCAGGGCCCATGCTGGCCGTGCTGCCGACGGTGGAGATGGCCAAGCGCACATCGCGTGGCCGGATTGATCCGCTGATTGAGGACAGCGCCGCGCTGAAAGAACGGGTCCAGCCCGCGCGATCCCGCGATGCAGGCAATTCGATGCTGTCGAAAGAATTCCCTGGCGGCATCCTGGTGCTCACCGGGGCGAACTCGGCCACCGGTCTGCGCTCAATGCCTGCACGTTATGTGTTTCTAGATGAGGTGGACGCCTATCCGGCCTCGGCCGACGAGGAAGGTGATCCCGTCACGCTGGCCGAGGCGCGGACGACGACCTTCGCGCATCGGCGCAAGGTGTTCATGGTGTCGACCCCCACCATCCGTGGGCTGAGCCGCATCGAGCGGGAATTCGAGGCCAGCGATCAGCGGCGGTATTTCGTGCCCTGCCCGCATTGTGATGCAATGCAGTGGTTGCAGTTCGAACGCCTGCGCTGGGCCAAGGGGCAGCCGGAAACAGCGGCCTACGATTGCGAGGGCTGTGAGAAGTCTATCGCCGAACACCACAAGACGCAGATGCTCGAGCGTGGTGAATGGCGCAGCACAGCGGTTTCCGACAACCCGCATGCCATCGGCTTCCACCTCTCCGCACTCTATTCGCCGATCGGCTGGAAAAGCTGGGAGCAGATCGCGCGGGACTGGCTGGCAGCCCAAGGCTCGGACGAGATGCTGCGCGCTGCGCGCAACACGCTCTTGGGCGAGACATGGGTTGAGAGCGGTGAGGCCCCGGAATGGCAGCGGCTTGCGGATCGGCGCGAGGTGTTTGCCGCGCAGGTGCCCATGGCTGGCTTGTTCCTCACCGCCGGGGCTGATGTGCAGAAAGACCGCATCGAGGTCGATGTCTGGGCTTGGGGCCGCGGTCTGGAAAGTTGGCTCGTCGATCACATCGTTATCCCAGGCGGGCCGGATGATCCTGCCTGTTGGGACAAGCTGACAGCGTTACTGGCTCAGACCTGGACGCACCAGAACGGTGCGATCATGACGCTGGCAAAGCTGGCGATTGATACCGGCTACGAGTCCGCCGCTGTTTATGCCTGGGCGCGCAAACAGGGCATTGCGCAAGTAGCACCCGTGAAAGGCTTGGAAGGGTTCAACCGAGCCACACCGGTATCGGGGCCGACCTTTGTCGATGCCACAGTGAATGGTCGCAAACTGAAGCGCGGTGCACGGCTCTGGACGGTGGCCACAGCCACCTTCAAGGCCGAGACCTATCGCTATCTGCGCATCGAGCGCCCGAGCAATGAAGGTCGTGCACTTGGCGTGGCTGATCCTGCCGGCACGATCCATCTCCCCGACTGGGCTGACAGCGAATGGCTCAAACAGCTGGTGGGTGAACAGCTCGTCACTATCCGCAACAAGCGCGGCTTTGCCCGGCAGGAATGGCAGAAGCTGCGCGAACGCAACGAGGCGCTGGATACCCGCGTTTATGCGCGGGCTGCCGCATGGATCCTTGGGGCAGATCGCTTCGACGAGCGGATGTGGCGGCAGCTGGAGAAGCAGGCGGGCGTGCAAACGGCAGCAATCACGCAAACCGCTGAGACCGAGAAATCGACCGAACCACAAGCCGGACGCATCACCACGCCGCGGCGGCGTGGCTGGAAGATCAGCACGCCCAGATACATGGAATGAGCATGACCCTCGATGACTTGAAACTCCGCCACAGCGCACTCCTGGCCGCGCGTTACAGCGGCACACGGTCAGTCAGCTATGACGGCAA